TTGCGGTTAACTTCAAGGCTGCTTTCAAGGTCGTAATCTTTCGAAAATATATAGTCCGTTTTAATCAGTTCGTGCGGTTCGGCTTCGCGGAAACCATAGTTCTCACTTGCGGTAAAGATCGTGTAGCCGTTGATAAAGTGGTATTCCCCGTTGGGTTGTTTGTGTGCCACTCCGTTCAAACGCTTGTCGGTCTGATTTCCCGACTTGAACATTTTTTCAATCAGCTTCAACGGATTGTAACCACGCTTTGCTTTGCCACTTGAAAGCGTAAGTTCTTCTCTGTAGTTTGCTTCCAGTTTTGCTTTCGCTTCATCGAGCTTGTAATTGTTGATAAGGTCAAGGATTGTTTTTGCACTATACATATATTTACCTCTTTTCTGTTGTGATTGTTTTTGGTATAAAAGCGGTTAACCTATACACCGCAAGGTTTGTTGATATTATCCCTCAAATACGGTCAGACCGTTTTTGTCAAACTTGAAAAGACTGTTGCTCAACCGCTCTTCGGGTGAAACGCACGTTCCGTTAACCTCACCTATCATCGGTTCGAGTGCTTCTCCGTCTGCCTTGTCACAAGGTACGAAAATCAATTCGTGAACACTTGACGGGATTATCCAGAAATCGCCGTGTTCCTTGCGGAAACTTTCGAGCAACTCCGTGTCGGTGAGAATTGCTCCACCGTTTATTTTGTCGCTTGTCATGGCGACAAACATTCCAACAGGCGCATCAGGTACAGGAATACCGCCCATCATCTCGGAAAGCACTTGTGACATAGACTTGACGTTTGCGCTCTTGTGCAAGTTTCGCCTTGCCTTGTCAAAGAGATCATCAACGGTTACTCCGAGAATATTTAACAAATTCTCTGTTACCTTGACTACTCCGTCCGAAACGCCCTTGACGGGAATTGATACACCGTAACGGATATTTCCGACAAGCTGCCTTGTAATAACTCCGCCCTCTTCTCCGTTCGTTGCGTATAAGCGCACACTTTCAACGTCAAGCCTTGTCATCACGTCATCACCGATTTCCGGCGCGTCCTTGACGGCTCTTTTTAAGGCTTCAACCGCCTTGTCGACTTCGGTGTTTTCGTCAATGTAGATCGTAGGCGACACGTTCCCGCTCTTCGCCATAACTCCGCGAAGCATTGTGCCGTTCTTGATAATATCACGGGATTCCGCTTCGATTCCGTCAGCCTTGAGTGCTTCGATAACCTGATTTCTGATTTCGTCAACTGTAAACATATACTACCTCTTTCTCCCCGTCTTGCCGTTAGGTCAGCTATTGTTATATACTAATCGGCACTTGCCGTTATAGCCTAGATTCTTTCCTTAATAATGTATCTTGTCCCGCAAGTCGGACACGTTGCACGCTTTTCTCCGTTCTTTAATGTGCGTACTCTTAACTTGTGATTGTCCGCGCACTTGATACAGTGTTTAGCACTGTGAATGACTTCGAAAATCTCTTTGCCTGTTTTAATCTTCATGCTTTCAATCCTCGCTTTCAGCAATAGCTAATATATAGTGTTTTACGTGTTATCGCCTCACGAAAATATTTACGCTTCTACAATGTTAACTCTGTTGTGACATTTTGTAATAAAGAAGTGATAAACCTTGTCCGCTGTCCTGACGCGCGCCGTTATCGAGAACGACATACAGTTTCCGCGAAGAGAAAATTCTTCGACGTTTCCGAGTTCGTGCATGTAGTGTAACCATTCCTCATATATCGCACGCTTGTATGCACTCGGGTTTGCATATATGTCAAAGATTGACATATAGCCGTGTCCTGACGTTGCGAGGTTTTTGTTAACCTCAAAATTCGTTCCGTTGATTAATGCAAGTTTCATGTTGTCCTACCTTTCCGCCCGTGTGGGCTTGCCTTGTTTGCTTTTGTTGAGTCTATTGTACTATCGTGCAAACTGTATCACTACGCAAATATTGCTGAGATTTTGACCAAATATTGCCATCTTATGGCGTGTCGTGTTTCTTCTTATATAAGGAATAAAACAAGGTTTTTAGACTTGTTTTTCATGGTCTGATTTTTCTTTTCTTTTCTCTTATATAGTAGGTTTGTCTTTTCCGTTTTTGGTGCGGACGGAATAGGTGAATCGTCTGATAATTTGATAAATTGTATATACAATTCTCCTGATCTGAAAGTCGTCTGAAAATTCAACCTGAAAACCGGAATTGTCTGAATATTTATACATTTTCCCAGAAGCAGCTAAATTGTCTGATAATGGTAACTAATGTCTGAATTGTTTTCGGAGTTTGCTAAATTTGAATAGGTTTCAAGTTTTGTGTAGTAAATTATCGGTCTGTAGTGGTATGTGGATTATCAGAATACCCGTAGAACGCGTGTAAATGCCTTTTAAACGGCTTTTCTTTTTTGGTGGTAAATTATACCAACCGAAGCACGAAACAGGGCTAAATGAAAGTAGTGCGACAATTTGCCAGGATATGCCTGAATTGTGTCTGTGCCACAAACAATTCATGGTGTTTTATACAATTCTAGGCTTGTAAATTGTGCATGATATACTACAATTCAGCGTGTGAATTATGTATGGTTTTTACGACAAAATGTCAAATATATTTTACATTATCGGAGTGGGTAGAATTGCCATGTTTTTGTATCGTGTATCTATTCACAAAGTATGGAAATGTATAATTATGCAAAAATTGATGTATATTTATACATAACATCTGTTTAATGTTTTTAAGGTTACTGTAGTAGGTTTTATATCTATTCTCTTTCTATGTTTCCCAAAGTGGTAAACTATGTTAGTCTATTCTATAGTCGTCTATATTGGTTTTGTTTAATGTATACTCTTCTAACCTAGTTTGTTATCTATTGTTATGGTATTGTTTAATGTATTCTTTGTTAGTGTTTCCTATGGGTTTATTTTATTGTACTGTGTTAACTAATCAGTGTTAGTATATATACAATGACGAAAGGTATATAATTATTAATATATATGCGCGTAATGATATAACCTTGCAAAGTATATTGTTTATGTTTATATATCCCAGGAGTGTATATATTACACGTTTCATGATAGTGTGGTTGTATAACTTCACGATAGAATTATTCTATAAATCTACGTTTAGCGAAACTTTACCCGTCCCGAATGCCGGAAATCGTACATCTGTTCTATTGACCATGTTTATATATACAGTGTTAACCCCAGGACTGCCGGAATATGTTAACAGCGTTCAGCCTAGCGTGTGCGTCATTGTGAAATGGGGGAGTGGGGGGATAAATGGCACACGGAAATTTTCGAAATATTATCCCCAAAATCACCAACCGAAATAAATCCACTTATAACCCAAGAACCCAATCACCAAGAGAGCCGATCTCCAGAGAGTCACTGAGATCATTCAGTGCCAAGAAACACACCTCATGCGTAAGGACTATTCTATAATGCAACATACTCTACGTAACAACACAATCAATTTTCACCCGAAGAGGACGATTAGATCATTAGGCAAAAGGACGCGAAGCGTTCCTTAGAGACCCAAATAGACATTAGATATTGCCGGAAACCCAGTAATAGCAAGGCGATTAGCGATTTCAGTACCAATACTTCGTGACATGAGGTATATTTTAAGAAAGAAAGAGAGAACAGAAAAGAAACGGAGAACGAAAGAAAGAAAAAGTAACAAAAAGAAAGTAAAGAAAGAGGTAAAGTAAAGAATAGAGATAAAGTTAAGAAGAACTATTAAACACACTGTAGGTATTTATATCTCTGTGTTATTTGGATACAGTATAGTTATTGTTAGAAATTAAATAACAATAAATAAATTCCATTTAATAGATAAATATATAATATATAGGGGAACGGCATAGATTTAGAAAACCTCAAAATAATTCAGTCAAATAAACAAGTTGTTGAAATATTCAGACAATTCTGATAAAATGACCTTATAGACCTAACGATTCTGGCAGAAAGGGGGTTGCGAGGATGAGAGTTAAACAGACGGTCGAGAACAAGCCTAGCGAAGAAGAGTTTGCCGATCTGGTAAACAAGTTTATAGAAACGTATTGTCAAGGCGATGAAGAGAATGCTTCTCGAAAAGTGACATTCTTACTGACCTGGTTAAGCAAGAAGCTGCCGAAACTTGACGTAGTAAAAGATCACGATTACATCATGCAGCTATACGACATTTACAAAATTCTGTGTGCGAGATTCGGGCGCGTAATGAACCAAAGTGGGTTTAGGCTATTTACCGGAATATCAAAAGCGCAGATAGACAGATTGATTAGGCGGCAGACTTACGAGAGTATTCCAAGGATAAACGAGATATTAGAGTTTTGGGGAGAGATTCTTAAAGGCCAATCGGTCGATGCCTTACTTGATGACATGACACAAGCGCATAAAGGTGGCATGACACAGATGTTTATAGCAAAGGCTGTTTACGGACTTAACGACAACCTAGCACCTGAGCCGTCATACTTAGTCAACGAGAGTGTACCGGTCGAGCAGCTACCGGATTTATCGGTCGGGAATTTACCTCAACTCGGACGAAACGACAAGGAATAGTCCTAGAACGCAAAATTTTGCCCCAAATTTCGTTTTAAATATCTCGGACGATAAAATCCTAGGGTAAAAATGAAGCAGGGGTAAATGAGCCTAATAGGTGGCTTAAAATTGAAATCATATTTTAGGGGGATAAATCATGGTTATATTCAATCTCGACACAACTCAATCTGATTTACAGATAGCAAGTGATATTTATAATGCTATATGTCATGATATTGCGTCAAGGAATAGCAAAGTAAATTTTTCTGACGAAGAATCCGAGCAAGTCTTGGATTCCGATGTCATGACTGCTTGCAAAGAAGAGATCGATTTAACGACATTCAAGGTAGCGCAGCTCTTATTGGTTCAATCCGACAGAGGAATGGTTCAGTTCGGGGGTGATGATATTTGAACAAACAGTTGGAAAAGAAGATTGACGAATACAGAGCGTTTTGGAAAACACCTAACCTCAGTGACGAAGATAAGATGAAGTGCCTTAACGCTTTTACTATGGCCACCAAAACGGCTTACGACATTATCGAGAGCGATGGTGATTTAAAAATCGCCCGAATGTTAGGCGGAGAAGTCAAGGGTTATATCGAGAAGTATTGTCAGGAAAAGACGAACGGAACGATCTGGGAACTCGAAGCATACGGTCAGAGAAAACAGACGACTTTTGATATTGTGGAGAATTACTACGAGATTCTTCTTTGCGAAGCAAAAACAAAAGTATTTGATAGTTACTGCCTGTATCTGGAGAAAAATCGACCCTACTTCGAGAGGTTTTATCTTCCGCGCAGAAAGTGCTTCATGAAAATCGGGGTTACGCAAGGGTTGCAAGACCTTATTGACGACAATCTTGATATTTTCATGATAAGTTTGCCACCTGGAACGGGAAAAAGTCTCCGCGTCGATTCAAAGGTGCTTACGCCTAAAGGCTTTATAAGAATGGGTGACGTTCATGTTGGCGATGAAGTAATCGGTGGCAGCGGTAAAGTGGCAAGAGTGCTTGGCGTATATCCGCAAGGCGTATTACCCACATATAGAGTTACGTTTGACGATGGTTCAACTGCGGAGTGTTCGGCAGACCATTTGTGGACTGTGCAAACGAGGACAGACAGGCTTAAAGGCACATACAGAACCGTTACTCTTGACGAAATGATGAAAAACCTCTATGTCGAGAACGGAAGTCGAAAAAATTATTCGATTGACTATGTTAATCCAATAAGTTTTTCGGAGAAAAAACTAGAACTCGACCCGTATGTAATGGGTGCATTACTAGGAAACGGACAGTTTAGCGGTAATTTGATTTTTTCGTCTGCTGACAGCGAGACAATCAGGCTTGTTGACGCAAATCTGCCCAATGGTTATAGCCTTAAATACAAAAACAAATACGACTACATAATTAGCGGTTGCGAGGGAACTGGCAACACGAGATATTCAAAAGTCAAAAAAGCGTTAGAAAAATACGGACTTAAAAACAAGCATAGCTACGACAAGTTCATTCCGAAAGATTACCTTTACGCTTCGATACCACAAAGACTTGATGTTTTGCGCGGTTTGCTTGATACTGACGGTAGCGCGGATTCACGCGGCACCGGCATTGAATACACCACTGTTTCGAAGCAGCTAGCCGAAGATGTTGCGGAATTGGTACATTCGCTCGGTGGATACGCAAGTATTGCATTAAAAAAGAACTGTGGGTATTGCAATCGTGATGGAAACTTTGTTAAGTGCCGTGACGCGTATAGAGTAACAATACAGTTTGCGTCAGGTTCTTTTGACCCGTTTTACTTGCAAAGAAAAAGTCGTGCTTACAAGCCCAAGCGCGAAGTGATAAAAAGATTTGTTGCGAAAGTAGAGTATATAGGCGATTACGAGTGCCAATGTATTTTTATCAGCGACCCGACACATCTTTTCATCACGGACAATTACATACTTACGCACAATACAACAGCCGAGAAGTTTTTCCATTCTGCGGTATGTGGTTGGTTTCCTGATGAATACAATCTGTTTTACAGTCATTCCGGAAGTATCACGAAAATGTATTATGACGGAATGCTTGACATTTTGACTAACGATGTTGAGTACACATGGAAAACGATATTTCCGAACTGTCAGATAACTTCAACCAATGCTTCCATGGAGCAGATCAATATAAACAAGTATAAGCCGTTCCCTAACGTGCAGACAACTTCTATAGGAGCAAAAACAGCCGGACGTGTAAGAGCGTCAAAATTCTTGTTTGTAGATGACCTTATCGGACGTATTGCAGAAGCACTCGATAGAAACACTCTTGATAAGATATGGTCGAGTTATACAACCGATGCTAGGCAGCGTAAGGTTATGGACAAAGACGAAAGGCCTTGTAAGGAACTCATATTGGCTACCAGATGGTCGGTAAGCGATCCTATTGGCAGACTTCTCAGGGTTGAGAGTTACAAAAATAATCCACGCATTAGGGCGATAGCCGTTCCTTGTTGCGACAAAAAGACCGGAGAAAGCAATTTCAACTATGACATAGGCGGTTTTACGAAAGAGTTTTTCGATGATTTAAAACTGACTATGGATGAAATCAGTTTTAAGTGCTTGTATGACAATGAGCCTATCGAACGTGAGGGCATCTTATATCCGGCAAACGAATTAAGGCGTTATCATTCGTTGCCAGTTATTGAACCTGATGCGGTTAAAGCTGCTTGCGATACAAAGACTACCGGTGTTGACTACATGGCGATGCCGATACTCAGACAGTACGGAGAGGACTATTACCTTGTCGATGCGGTTTGCGATAACGATACACATTTTGAGTTACAAGAGTCGAGGATAGCAGCAAAGATTGTCAATAACGGAGTTACAAAGACACAGTTTGAGAATAATGCGGGTGGTGGCAGACTTGCGGAGAACGTAAAGCGCATAGTTGAAAGACAGGACTACAGAACCGAAATCGTTTCCCAATACACGGGCGGCCGAAAAGGCGCACAGACGGTTGGTGGAAAACAAACGAGGATCATCGTACATTCGGATTGGGTTAAGAAACACGTCCTTTTTCCGGATTCAGACATTTTGCAAAACAATCGCGAACTTGCGATGTTTGTTGATTTTTTAGTGACATACACGATAATGGGCGATAATAAGTTTGATGACGTACCGGACTCCATGGCACAGTTTGCAGAAATGGAGAGCAGATTT